CTAAAGAAAACCTTAGTAGGTATTCAGAATACTCTAAATCAGATTAAGTATATTGCTACTGGTATGATAGCATATTTTGTATTACAGGAGTTTGGTTTCTTTGCTGCCTTCAAGGCGGTTAAAGGAGTTATATAATGTTCATTACTTTAGGCACTAAATAATGTTTTGGTTATATGTAGGTGGTATTGAAATAGCATACCTAGCTGACCCCTGGGGCTTACCAATTAATATAGTGATGTTATGAAACTACTAACTGCACTACTACTAACTATAACCCTAAGTGGTTGTTCACCTTTTGGTATTGTAGGTAGTATGCTTACAGATGATGCACCTAGTTTAGATGTGGATACACAGATAGGTAAAACTAACGAGAAGGTAACAGGTGTTAAGGCAGAGGAGTTCTCATTAGTTAAGAAGGAGACTACTGCTGATACTGTAGTAGAAGATGCTAAGATAGGGACTATATCAGCTACAGGTGATGTATCTATAGATGAACAAGTACCTGCCTGGATATGGCTACTAGCTATCTTAGGTTGGTTACTCCCTAGCCCTAGTGAGATATGGAAAGGGTTAGGTAATTTAGCATACTCGATTAAGAGATTTATAAAGGAATGATAAGATGACATATAGAGAGATTATTAATTCAGTATTACGTAGATTAAGAGAGGACACAATCAGTAGTGACTGGTCAGGTGACCTAATTGACTCCACTGGTCCTACTGATTATCAAGTGATGATTGGTGACTTCGTTAATGAAGTCAAGAGAGAAGTAGAAGATGCTTGGGACTGGACTAGCTTACGTAGAACAGAGACTGTATCTACTGTATCTGGTACTAGAACATATAACTTACCTAGCACTTCACAGAGAACTAGAATTATGTCAGTGCAAGAACAAGATAAAGGTGGGAACTTAAAACCGGTATCTTATGATTGGATTAAACAAGCACGTTACCCGAGTGAAATATCCTCACTCCCCGACTCTTTTGCTGTTGTAGGAAATAGTAGTGGATTACTTACAGCTCAGTTATATCCTAAGCCTGATGCTGTTTATTCAGTAGACTTTCACTTAACTGACCCACAGGATGATTTAACTTCCTCAACAACAAGCTTGACAATTTTTGAATATCCTGTTATACTAGGGGTATGGGCAAGAGCTATTGCTGAGAGGGGTGAAGATGGTGGTTCATTAACAGATATGGCACAGTTACAATACCAACAAGCACTAGCAGACGCTATATCACAAGATGCGGGAAGACACACAGATGAGGTGACTTGGGATGCCATCTAAACCTATACAACCTTTAGTTTTAGATTCTATTGGGATATATGGTCTCAATAGACAATCATCACCTTCAGCTCTAGAACATCAGTGGCTAACATCAGCTACTAATATTATGTTAGATGATAGAGGTAGAATTACTTCTAGACAAGGTATCAAACAACTAACAAACCTAATTGGTTCTTCATCTAGTAATAGCGATATAGTTAAATCATTAGGTGAATACATTAATACTAGTGGTTCCTCAACTCTATTTGCTGGTGCTAATGATAAAATATATAAATTGAATACAGGTAATACCCCTTATACTTTAGATGAACAGACATTCACAGGAACACCTCAGACATTAACTGACGGTAACTGGGAGTTCTGTAACTTTAATGATAAGTTCTATGGTGTTCAGGCGAGTCATACACCTATTTATTATGATGGTACTAACTGGATGGATTTAGAAGATGCCTCTGGTTTCAGTAAGCCGGGTTCAGTAACTACTTTTAACCCTACTTGTTGTACTGGTAACTTTGGCAGATTATGGGTAGCAGGAGTAGCAGAGGCTAATGATGTTGTCTATTACTCTGATACTTTAATCGGTCATAAGTTTAATACTGGTGCTGCTGGTTATGTAGATATGAAGACAGTGTGGGGTGGCGATGAAGTAGTTGCCCTCTCTAGTTTTATGGGTAAGTTAGTTATATTTGGTAAGAAGAATATTGCTATCTATGATGACCCTTGGGACCCATCTGCTTCTGCTTTCCAACTCAATGAAGTTATTGAAGGTGTAGGTTGTGTAGCTAGGGATTCAGTACAGGCCCTTGGTGATGATATTATATTCTTATCTAACTCTGGTCTGCGTTCTTTAAAGAGAACTAAGATTCAAGATAAGATGCCACTTACGGACCTATCTATTAATGTTAAAGATGAGATAACTACTCATATTGTTAATGCTGATATGGACCAGGTTAAGGGTCAGTATTGTTTATGTGGTGGTTACTACGCTCTATCTTTTCCGGATAGGAACATAACTTACGTATTTGATTTTAAAGGTATTAATCCAGACCAAACACCTAGAGTAACCACCTGGAACTTCGAAACTAAGAAGACACCTAAAGCTTTACTATCAACAACTGAAGGTAAGATGTATATAGGAGGAGGTAATTCTGATTATGCGGGTAGGGTTGGTCTATATAATGGTTATTATGATGTAGAGAAGAGTGATGTAACAGCTACTTATGGTACACAATCAGCTTGTGAAACTGCAAGTAATACTTGGGAATCAACTAATTCTAAGTGTTGGGCTACAACTAATAATACATATCAGGCTGCTTTTAAGACTGTATGGTTAGACTTTGGTCAACCTTCAGTATCTAAATTACTGAAGAGATTCTTAGCTGTTATATCAGGTGGTAAGAATATGTCAGTTACTATGAACTGGTATCGTGATTATAGTGTTGAGGCTGATTCAGGTAGTTTTACTTTATCACCTACAGCAAGTGGTACAAGTTACCTATGGGGTAAGACAGGTGTGTCTTTGTATTCACCTAAGACTGGTTCAGGTAGTGCTAAATCTAAATATGCACCTTCATTTCAACCTAGTGAATATAAGATGTCACTATCTAAGTCGGCTAAGGTGTTGAGAATGGAGATGCAAGGAACAGTTAATGGTTTTAAAGCGTCCCTACAGAATATGACTGTATGGGCTAAACAAGGGAAAATAAGATAATGTCAAATTATAATTTACAAGTAAGTTGGTCAGGTAAGGATGCACTAAGTGATTCAGATGCCGACAAAGTAATATCAGGTGGTGACTTTAACACTGAGTTCACGGCAGTTAAGACAGCAGTAAACTCTAAAGCAGAACTTAATGGTTCAGCAAGTGAAACATTTAGTGCGGTAACAGCAGCATCAGGAACAAGCACAACACAGGTGGCTACGACTGCTTTTGTTGCCAGTGCTACCTCCGCCGCTGCTTATCCAGTAGGTGCTATCTTTACTACTGTTACTGCCTATGCAGATTCAGCAGCAGTAGTTGCAGCAGTAGGTGGAACAACTTGGGTTGCTTTTGCAGCAGGTAAGATGTTAATTGGTTTAGATTCAAGTGATACTGACTTTGATACTGCTGAAGAAACTGGTGGTGCTAAGACACATACATTAACAGAGGCAGAGATGCCAGCACATACACATACTTATGATAAGATGACTGGTCAATCAGGTGGTTGTGGTGTAAATATGGCAGGTAGTAATGGTTGTCCTGCTTATACCTCAACCGCAAGTAGTTCAACAGGTAGTGGTTCAGCACACAGTATTATGAATCCATACATCGCAGTGTATATGTGGAAAAGGACTGCTTAATGAAAGACCTAGATGAACAATTACCTATATTTAGAGAGAACCTAAGCTACTGGCTACAAGGTAACTCTAACGCTATAGTGTTCTGTTTAGATATGATTAAAGCTATTCACTTATGGGATGACTTAATTGATAAAGATAATGAATTAAATGATGAAGAGATTAATGATGTGTTTACATTCTTAATGGTAGATATGCCTATGAATCCCTTCTATGCAGTTAATCATAGAGAGATAGCTCCTATGATGAATACTATAATACTCAAGTGGCATACAGCTAATGTCTTTGAGAAAGAGAAAGAAGTTAATGATGTTGATAAAGCTTATATGCTGAGAGCTGAACTCTATCAACTATTTGTTTTATGTGCTACCTTAATAGGT